GGTCACACCTCCTTCAGTTCCTCAAGCTTTAAATCAAGATATGTCCTTGAGCGCATCGGCATCCTGTCAAAAAACGGCTCAAAAGAAGCATACCATCTCTGATTTGAATTTGCCTTTCCACGCTCCGTCTTTAAAGTGGAAAGTTTTTGAAGCTGCTTTTTGTAGGAATTGTCAATCAGGCAGTTTACCGTGTCTGCAAGATTATCCTCATCCTTTGCCTGCTCACGCATACCGTATAGATCACCGGCAAACGAGAAGCCTTTTTCCTTCAGTTCTATCATGTCGTCCAGACGTTCAAGCGCAAAATCAAATCTGGAAAAGAATGTGCTTGGGTCTGACGTTTTCTGCATGATGGACAAAGAATCCTTAAATTGCCCCATGAAAATGGATGCGTTTTGTTTGTCGATTTCGTTCTGGGCGTCCCGGATAACCTCTTGTACTGCTTCGTCCTCGGTTTCAACAGTTTCCACACGTTTTGCTTTATCTAAAGAAACGCGGTATTCCGTTTTGTTGTAATTCACTATAACAAGAAGCGATACAAGAAACGGAATGCCAAAGAAAAAAGGCAAAAGAGCAAACCCGGCGGCACTTCCATCAAATGCACCGCTTGCAAAAACAGGATAGGTACACACAGCGCCGACAGCGATACACCCGGCAAGCTGTTTGTTGCTTGGTTTTACATTCTCCCAGCTGACAGGCTCCGACTTGTACTTCTGCTTTACAATGGGCTGCTCATAGCTTTGCTTTTTTCTTGCGGACGATGAAGAAGTTGAAGAAAGCATCGCTTTCACAAAAGCCCGCTGCGTCCGCTTGCTTGGCGTTATCGCCTTGCAAACGCTCTTTACCCATTTTTGATTTGCACGGTCTCGCTGATCGTAAATCGAAACCTTTCGCCGTCCACCACGCGCCATACCGCACCACCTCACACATATTAAATACTGCATTAGATAGGAGGACACAATGAACGAAACAGACCGGCAAGGCTACATCGACGCTATTATCAAGCTTCTGGAACGCGCAGACCTTCGGGCGCTGCGCCTGATCTGGATTCACGCAAAAGGCCTTGTAAAATAGAATCAAGGTAGCAAAAGAAGGGAAGCCATTACGGGTTTCCCTCTTTTTTTTGCAGCTTTTCAGCCATCCGCTCCAAAAGCTTCCAGTCCTCCGGCTCCAGATCGGCCAGCATCTCAACAAACCGGCGTTTGAAGTCGTCACCCTCGTCCTCCGTGATTTCGGTAAGGAAGCTGGTGATCTTCTCCGATCTGGTGATCTGGTTGAACATCTCCCCTTCACCTGTTCGCAGCCACGTCTCGTTGACGTTAAACTCGCGGCAGATATCGGAGATTGTTCGGTCGCTGGGAGCCTTTCGGCCTGAACAAAGCTCAGAAACGAAGGGCTGAGAAACACCAAGACGGTTGGCAAAGTCAACCTTCTTGATATTAAGCGCTGCAATGATTTGCTCGATTCGAGTGTTCATTGGCGACGCCTCCTTGCACTTTTATTATACAGCAAGCACAAAGCCGTGTCAATAGAAAAAATTAGCTGAGCGAATAAAAAAGTGTTGACATGATAGCTTGGCTATGCTATAATATAGCCAAGCTAAGAAGTGCAAGCAAACAGGAGGTCAAAATTATGAAACGCTATAAGGTGTACGTCTACAACACGGTTGATAAGTTCTGGGACTGCTACGAGGTCAACGCAATCGACCCGGTGGACGCCCGGAACGTGGCAGTGCAGCGGCTGGTGGACGAGACCGGGCACGGTCTGGATGTCTACGAAGTGACCGACGTGTGCGAAGTCAAAGAGTAAGGGATGGCAAGACCATGTTTGAGATCACCAACGCCGAGAAGCTGAGAGATGCTTACACCCTGCTGGCATTCATCAGGGACGACGTTCCCACCACCACCGCCGAACAGAAGTCCGGCATGGCCGCATTTATGGCCAGCATCAAGAAGGAGATCCGGGCCTACAACAACCGCCCGGCACCTGACAGTCGCATTATCGAGGAGCACGGCACTGATGGCTACATTGAGCTGGTGCGGCTCCCGGACGAGCTGGACGACCTCAACGAGGACGATGCCGCCGAGTGGTTCCGGTGGAACCGCTACTACGAGTTTTACCCGACGGCCTATGACTGCTCTGGGCAGCGCTTCACAAACTGGTACAAGCTGCACCGCCGCTGCGGGCACTGGTTCGCATATCATTCGGTCAGCTTTGACGTTTAATCAAATTGGAGGGCTAAATCGTGAAAAAGGAAGTATTGAAGCCTTGCCCTTTCTGCGGGCAGGAGCACACGACCATCACTGAATCTAATACTGAGGGCATTCGGATTAGATGTCCGAAATGCAATATCACATTTACCCGCGATTTTTATGAACATCGTGGGGAATTGGGCAGGCAACGAACTATTGAAGCGTGGAATACTCGTCCTGAATAACCCCGCCTGATGATGGCTGCATGGCAGCAGCCGAAACGCTCCACCCGGAGCGTCGCGGGAGCCAACCGCAGAAGGAGATGATAATTTTGGCAAAGACGAAGAAGAACCGCACCGATCTGGCAGCAGAACGGTACAGCATTCCGGCAGATGGGGCACACGCAGCGGATACGCTCATCAACGTGCTGTTCGACGACTTAGAGCCGCAGGACAAGCTGTCCCTGCTCTGGATGGGCATGGGCATGGCAGCGGTACGCAAGAACGACAGCCAGAACAACAACCACGACGGGGTGGCGTGATGACCGAAGAAGAACGCAAGAAAATCGAGCAGGGATTGAGCTATTACGCTCATCGCCTGAACGTGCTGAATGAATCAATCACAAAGTTCGATGCACCAAGCGGCATTTTCATAGCGCTTAATCGGGAAACCTACGCTCAAATATGTGACTTGCTCGTTTCTCTTGGAGCAAGGATTGCTCGGTATCCTGATGGTCATCACAAAATCATTTTTCTTGGAATCGAAGTAGAAAGGAACATTGAATAATGGCAAACGAAAATTTAACCCCGGTTTTGATTTCCGGCGTGTCCTGCTATGAACGGGACGGCACTGCCTACCTCAAACTCGAAGATGTTGCCCGGGGTCTGGGCTTCACGCAGACCCAAAACAAGGGAGGCATCGAGTATACTTCTATCCGCTGGGAGACCGTGAAGCGCTATCTGGAAGACTTTTGTTTCCCCAACAAGCTGGGGAAAGACGACTACATCCCCGAGAACATCTTTTACCGCCTAGCCATGAAGGCCAAGAACGAGACAGCCGAGAAGTTTCAGGCGTTGGTGGCCGATGAAATCATTCCGAGCATCCGCAAAACCGGCAGCTACTCCATTGTGCAGTCAGACCCGAACTTTCCGCCGGAGCTGGCTCTGGCAAATCAGACGTTGGCAGCGGTCAACAAGATTTACCGGATGCAACTTTCTCAAGGCGAACGGCTGGATAAGTTGGAAGCAACCAAAACGCTTGACCATTCTCAGCAGCTTGCCATTGAAGAAGCTAAGAGCCAACGGGTCGTGAAGCTTTTGGGCGGCAAGACGTCACCTGCATATCGTGAAATGAGCAGACGAGTATTTATGGCTTGCGGTCACGATTTGAAGCTTCTGTTTGACGTCAGCTCTTACAGAGACATCCCTATCGTCCGGTTTGATGACGCAAAAGCGTACATTTCCGCATGGATGCCTAAGCCGGATATGTTGAACGAAATCCAGCAGACCAACGGCCAGACAAGCCTGTTTGACCGCAACTGTGCCCCGGCGGGCAGGCTGCGCGAGGGAGGGCAGACCGCACAATGACACTGGAACGCCTTATCTGCGCCTGCTACAACGTCTACCCCGGCAGAGCCAAGATCAACATCGTGGACTGCAAAACGACCAGCCGGCTGTTTTTCGGGGTCTGGAACGATGCTTCCACCAAAAAGTACGGCGGGCTGAACGTCATTGATTTTGAGATCACCGCACTAAACCCCGGCGACTGCGCGAAGCAGCTTACGGCATACGTCAAAAGAGAGGAGAATGCACCATGCGTCCCACAATGAGCATTCACGATTGTTGCGAGGTCATGCGGGCAAACCAGATCTCTGTGGGCGAACCAACGCTTATGGCTATGATTCAAGCGGGGCTGTTCCCTCGGTGGGCTGTCCCCTCTGTGGACACCAAAACCGCCGCACCGCTGATCTCCCGCGCCGGGTTTGTGGCGTGGCTCAAGGATTTCTACCAATTAAAGGAGGTATACGGAGTATGAAACTCAAATCTACTACTTACTACTGGTTGGCTGCCATTTTGGGTGGCGTTGGAATTGGCACAGCTATGGGCGCAGAGGGCACCGCGCAGACCACCGGATACATCTCCGGCGTGCTGTTTGCGGTGTCGCTGGTGCTGATTCTGGCCGCTGTTCTGCTGGCTCGTCTGGGCTTTGCCGCAGAGGACAGGGAGAGAGCCGCAAAGCGGCGCAAGTACGGCAAGATCAACCGCACCCACGCCCGCAACCCGGAGTACCCGGAGAATCAGGAGCGTAGGGCATGATGACGGCTAAAGAGTACGTTGAGGGCAAAGTAAAGTCCTACACGCGGCTTGCCGAACGCTGCAGGCGAGAAGCCGAAGCATCAGATGACATTGTTGTCCGGGCTGGATACTCCGCACGGGCAAACGTCTGGGAGATGTGCGCCGAAGAAATGGACAACGTGCGGGAGATGCTGCAAGAGGAATCTGGGGAGATCACATATGCCTGACACTGTCCATCATGTCATGTGGTACACCGTGTATGATGCAAAAACCGGCAATCTGCTTGCATCCGGCACATCTGATATGTGCGCCCGGCGGCTCGGCTATAAAAGCGCAAACAGTTTTGCATCCTCGGTTTATCATTGCCGCAAGAAAAAGAGAAAGCCGCACAAGTATTCCTTTTTTCAAGAAGTCATAAAGCGCGACGAGGTGGACAGTCTGCCGCCGATACGCCGCAAAAAAAAGAAGAGCCTGCCCGTGCGCCAACACGGACAAGCCAAAAGGGTGATGAGTCTCGCCGCCCATCACCACAAAAATACCACAACATGCGGCAAACCGCAAGGAGGTAAAACGTGAAAACCTTAATTTTTATCGTTCTGTGCGCAAATCTTGGGTATATCGCTCTTGGCTGGCGGCACAACAACAGGAGGTGAGCACATGGCACTTTTAAAGGTCTATGATGTGACCAAAAAGCAGTCGGATGACCTTGTTTCAGCGCAGAATATCGCAGACGTTTCGGACGCGATCATTATTGCTGACGAACTTGTAAAGCGAGAGCCCGCCTATTTGTACAAGGTATTTGATTCCAGCATGAATGTTGTTTATATGAGGTGAATTTTTATGCAAAGCGATTCACAAAAGCGCCTTGCAAGGCGTGCCAGTATCAAGGAACTTTCCAACAAGGCCGAGGGCATCTATTACTACATCAAGCCGCAAAATATGCTGTTCAGGCTTATCAGTGCTGGCAATGAACTTGCCAGCTCAATCAACGGCGCAGTGGCGTATTTCACGCATTTTGCACAGAACGGCAGCATGGATGATACTGCGAGCCGCGAGGTCATAGACCGCATCTATCGCAAGGTGGGCAGCATGATGTGCGATATTGACATCATCCACGCTGCAGGCGGTGCAGAAATCATGCCTGAACCGTATGAAAGCATAGATTTTTGTTACATGATTGAGTTTCGCACCCTTCTGCGGGAAGCAGTTATCAATGGTCTGCCGGATGATTACAAAGGCGTGCAGCAGAACCCGACACAAATCCGGCTCATGAAGCCCGGCGTTGCATATCATGCCACGATTCCAGACGAGTATGATGACCCGTTTTTTGACCAGTTTGTCCGCAAAGAAGAGCAGCGAGACCGGAAAATCGTATTCCGGTGCACAAAGTCAGAGCTTGACGCCATCAAGCGTTATGCACATATCATCGATGTAAAATACACTGAGAAGGAGATTCATCATGCCTGATATCAAAATCGAAAAGACCCCTGTTGAGCAGCTTCAGAAGCCCGCAGCGCCCGCAGAAACCCTTACTCCTGTCAATCCCCCTGCCGCACCCGCACATCGCGCCCTCTCCTATGCTGAGAAAGTGCAGGGATTGACCGCAGACGAACGGATCTGGCAGCTGGCAAAGTCCAAGGCCGTTGCACTGTCCAACCTGCCTGACGGCTGGCTTCCCAAGACCTACGCCGGAAACGTTGGTGCTTGCGCCATCGCCTGCGACATGGCACAGCGCATGGGAACCACCGAACTGTTTGTGATGCAGAACCTTTACGTCGTCTACGGTCAGCCTACTTGGAGCGGCAAAAGCTGCAAGGCACTTATCGACAACAGCGGCCAGTTTGCAGGGCGCTCCCGCTATCGCATGGAAGGTCAAGAGGGCGCGGACACATGGGGCTGCCGCCTGATTGCCGTGGACAAGTTGACCGGCGAAAAGGTAGAAGGACCGAAGGTCACGGTGCAGATGGCAAAGGATGCAGGCTGGTGGAACAAAAACGGCAGCTACTGGCCTAAGATGACCGAGATGATGCTCAAGTACCGAGCAGCCGCCTATTTTGCCCGCGCTGAGTGCCCGGAAGTTCTGATGGGCGCAAACATCGACTACGAGGCCGGTGCTGGTGACAGCGCAGATGAGGAGCCGAACCATGCTTAACGTTGTAGCAATCATGGGTCGCCTTGTGGCAGACCCGGAACTCCGCACCACCCAGCAGGGCACCAACGTGTGCACCTTCCGCATTGCTTGCGAGCGTAGCTATACCCCGAAAGGCCAGCAGCGTCAGGCTGATTTTGTGGATATCGTGGCATGGGGCAAGACCGCCGAATTTATCTGCAAGTTCTTCCAGAGGGGCAGCATGATCGCCGTTGAGGGCAGCTTGCAGACCAGGAATTATCAGGACAAGCAGGGCAACAAGCGCACGGCGGTGGAGGTTCTTGCAAACAATATCAGCTTTGCAGGCGCTAAGGCGGCAGATAAGCCCGCTGCGCGAGATTTCGACCAGCAGACGCAAAACTACACCCACGAAGCAAAATCCGCACAGAACGCCCCGCAGCCCGACTACACGCAGGGCAGCATGGACGATTTCGCCGTGATAAACGACACCGACGACATGCCGTTCTGAAGGAGGAGATAAACAATGAGCGTAAAAGGATATAAAGTTTTTAATTCTGACTGGACGTGTCGCGGCAAACAGTATTCTTGCCCGGGAACCTTTGAAGAATTTGTAAGTCCGTCTGTCTGCAATGTGGGTATGCACTTCTGCAAGAATGCCGCCGACTGTTTCCGTTACTATGATTTTGACCCGAATAACCACGTTGCTGAAGTGATCGCCCACGGCACGGTTGCAGAGGGCGGTAACAAGTGTGCAACGAACAAGCTGGAAATCGTGCGAGAAATCCCTTGGGCTGAAGTCCTTGAGATCGTGAACACGGGAAAGGCTTGCACTGGACGTTGCAACAGCGGCGACTGCAACAGCGGCGACTGGAACGCTACATCCTTTTCAAATGGCTGTTTTAATACTACGGTATCGCCCAAAATCTATATGTTCAACAAGCCTTCCGATTGGACGCTTCAGAACTGGTTTGATTCCCGTGCCCGGCGTTTACTGAACGAGATTGACGATTGACCGCTTGAATACGCCTGGTTCGACAGTATGACCGATGAAGAAAAAGTAGCACACCCGGAAGCAAAGACCACCGGCGGTTATTTGAAGGAACGCACCACGGCAGACAATGCCCGGAAGTGGTGGGCGGGGCTTAGTGCCGATGATCGAAACGTTATCCTCAGTTTACCGAACTTCGATGCAGAAATCTTTAAGGAAATCACGGGGATTGACGTAAGCAAAGACTGATGCACTTCAAGAGCTGCGCTATCTGGCTATACGGGCGTGCGGAAGGAGGTGAATACATACGGCTACCGGAAAAAGATACTACTGGCTAAAACTCAAAGACAGCTTCATGCGGTCTGACGCGGTGGATTTTCTCATGGGTCAGAAAAACGGCGCAAACTATGTGGTGCTGTACCAGATGCTCTGCCTTATGACTATCAATACCAACGGCAGGCTTTCGCGGCAGATTGGCGAAGTGATCATTCCGTATGACGTGGACAAGATTCAGCGCGATACTAAGTGGTTTTCTACCGATACCGTGCGCGTCGCGCTGGGGCTTTACGCGAAACTTGGGCTGATTTATCAGGAAAAAGACGGCACGCTGGTGCTTGCAAACCACTCGGAAATGGTCGGAAGCGAAACTGATTATGCAGCGCAAAAAAAGTTGCAAAGAACGAACCAGCGTCAAATTGATGCAGAACACTGTGGACAATGTCCACAGGATGTCCACACAGACGTCCACAAAAATGTCCATACAGATATTAGAGATAAGATATTAGATATAGATAAGTCGTCGTCATCTAAAGATGACTCCTCCTATACAGGGACGAGGACGACGAAATCTCTAGTGGATTTTTTTCGGGAGAATGTCAGCAAGCTGAGCAAGACTGGAGAAAAAGAGCTGACCGGCTACATAGAGCGCATGGGCGCAGATCTTGTGTACGCGGTCATGAACAAGTGTGTGGATCTGGGCGGCGGCAGCTGGGCGTATGTCCGCAAGGCACTGGAAGAAGCGGAAGGACTTGGCTGCAAGACCGTTGCGGAGTATAACCAGCTCTGCCCTATCGGCGGGAGCCGGGCAAAAGGCACACGTGTGGACAGAGCACAGCCATCCGGCAACGATATTTTAAGCCCGGAGCGCATGGCACGTAGCCGGGAACGTCTGCGGAAAAACAAGAAAGGGGCAGATGACCATTGACAAATCCATGTTGTAAAGACTGCCCCGCTCGGTATCTCGCCTGTCATGACCACTGTCCGCAGTTTGCCGCTTGGCGCAAAGAACACGCCAAAGAGACGGGCTATAACCGGCAAATGACCGTGTCCGGCAGGGTCTACCACTACGACTACGAGGACAAGCACCGGGAGAAGGGCAAGAAAAAGTATTTGGGCAAAAACGGAGGAGACAAATGAAAGTTTTAGTTGCCTGTGAGGAATCGCAGGAGGTCTGCAAAGCGTTCCGAGCAAAAGGCCACGAAGCATACTCCTGCGACATTCAAGAGCCGTCCGGTGGGCATCCCGAATGGCACATCCTCGGCGACGCCCTCAAGGCTGTTGAGGGGGGGCAAGTCGTGACGATGGACGGCGTAACGCATGACGTTGGCAAGTGGGATTTGCTCATTGCACACCCGCCCTGCACTTATCTTTCCAACGCAGCGACAAGAGCATACAGTTTGCGCGTAACGCCAGCTGAAAAAGTTGTAGCACGATGGGCAAAGCGCGTGGAAGCTGCAATTTTCTTTATGCAATTCATGTTGGCAGACGTTCCGCGCATTGCGGTGGAAAATCCAGTAGGCATCATGAACACTGCATACAGAAAAGCTGACCAGATCATTCACCCGTACTATTTCGCAGAGAGTGAATCTGACGAGGAAAATTATCACACAAAGCGCACTTGCCTCTGGCTGAAAAATCTCCCTCTTCTCAAGAAAAAGAACGACTTGCCAAGACCAAAGCCAAGATATTTTTGCCAAGGGGAGAAGTGCAAAGGAAAGCCAATTGCATGGTGCGAAGGTATTCGTGGCATTACAAACGGTCAAGAAGGGCGTGCAAAAGCAAGAAGCAAGACTGCGCCAGGTATTGCAAAGGCAATGTCCGAACAATGGGGGTAAAAAATGAAAACCGTACAGGAAATTATGGCTGAAAACGGTTCCTTGGCGAACATCGAGCGTTTTCAGACGATGCAGAAGTGGGAGTACAAGCGCAAGGTTTCACACGCGCAGGAGATGGCAGAAGCGTTCTATTGCTGGGCTAAGGATCACGGCAAGGGCATTCATCTATCAGTGGGCGGTCTGGATTCCATCACGCTGCATTACTTTTTGGAGAGCATCGGGCTGCCTGTCACCTGCGTGTCCTGCTCCTCGCTGGAGGGCAAGGGCGTGCAGCAGGTGCATAAGCAGATTGCAGCAGAGATGGAAAACGAATACAAAAACTGGATGGGAGATGGTGAAGCGCCGTCCTTCGTGTTCCTGAAGCCGCTGAAAAGCAAGGTGCAGGTCTTACAGGAGTTTGGATGGCCGGTCATAAGCAAAGAAAAGGCGGGCAAGATCATGCTGTTGCAAAACCCGACAGAGAAAAACGCCACAGTGCGCCATGCGATCATTACCGGTGAGACCGGCGAATACGGCGGCTGGCAGAAGAACAGCCGCATGAAGCTGCCGCAGAAGTGGCTTGAACTGTTCGGCGGTGCAGACGCAGAGGGCGAAGCGCTTGGATATCAGGCAGCGCCGTTCAAAGTATCAGACCGGTGCTGCTACTACCTCAAGGAAAAGCCCTGCAACGACTGGGCGCGGGAGCATGACAGCGTGCCCTATATGGGTCTGATGGCCAGCGAGGGGGGGCGGCGTGAGAAAAGCCTGAAGATGCACGGCTGCAACTATTTCGGCAAGACAACCACCCGCAGTGCACCTTTTGCCATTTTTGACCGGCAGGATATTTTGCAGCTTGCGCTTGACCTTGACGTGCCCGTGCCTGCAGAATACGGCGAGATTGCAAAAGACAGTGACGGCAAGCTGTATACCACCAAGGCACAGCGTACCGGCTGTACTATGTGCGGTTTTGGCATCCACATAGAGGGAAGACCGCACCGGTTTGACATTTTGCGGGAGACCAACCCCAAAGAATGGGAGTTCTGGATGAAGCACGTCTGCCGGGACGAAAACGGCAACTGGTACGGCTGGGGCCGTGTACTGGACTATATCGGCATCGGCTGGGAAGATATACCAGAGCAGGCTGTTCAGATGCACATTGACGATCTGATTGGAGGGAACTTGTGAAATTAACCCTCTACGGCGACCCACGCACCAAGAAAAACTCTGCACGCATCCTCAAAAGCCGCTTAGGCGGGCGCTTTGTAGCCCCTAGCAAGGCCTACGGGGATTATGAGACGGACTGCCTGCGGCAAATAAAAAGGCCGCGCAGCCCCATTTCTGCCCGCGTGAACGTGCGGTGCGTGTACTACATGGCTACCCGGCGTAAGGTTGACCTTGCAAACCTGATTGAAGCCACCTGCGACATACTGGTAAAGGCCGGTGTGCTGGCAGACGACAATAGCCGCATCGTTGCCGCCCACGATGGCAGCCGGGTGGATTACGACAAGCAAAACCCCAGAGTGGAGATCTGGATCGAGGAAATGGAGCGTTTTTTATGAGCAAGTATGCAATTGGAGACCACGGATACAAGGTGAATTTTTCCGGCTTTGCCTATGTTGAGGCAGACAGTGCAGAAGAAGCAATGGAAAAATACAACAATGATGATTTTGTATACAAGGAAGTCAATCCGGGAAAGGCCGAAGAAGTCGAGACGATGGTGATTGATTTGTGATGGAGGTGTGCAGATGATTCAGTCATGGACACCTGAAAGCGAACGGCCAAAGCCGCGCACCGGCGTGGACTACCACGAAGTAAAGGCGTGGTTCCAGCAGTGCCGGGATATGGCTGCGGCGGTTGAAGCGCAAAAGCAGAAGATCCAGCGCATCCGGGAAGTTGCCGAAAAGACCACCCCAAGCCTGAACGGGATGCCCGGCGGCGGTGGTGCCGGTGACAAGGTCGGGCTTGCTGCAACAGATATCACGGACGAGAAGCGCCGCCTTCAGCAGATGGAAACAGACCTGTGCCTGCTGCGCATTGAAGCCACCCGGCGGGCGTACTGTATCACGGCAAGCAAATCCAGCAAAAAACAGGCTGACTGCCTGTGCCTGTACTACGTCAAGAACAAAAAGCAGCGCGAGGTCTGCGAGGAGCTGGGGCTTTCGGAAGAAAACCAGGTCTCCATCTACATCAAGTGGGGCAGCATCTATCTGGCAGAGATTTGGGACAGCTTCGGCAATGTTGCACAAACCGCACAAAACCCGCCCTGATTTTTTGCAATGCACCTTCATACTGCAAATATCCAACTAAAACAGGCATTGTGCTAAAATTGGTATAAGCGGAACCGCCGAAAGCGGTGAGACGCTTGCCACGCAGTCTCCGAAACGAATCCCCCCAAAATGCTTTCCGCCCAAGGCTTGACAGGCATTTTTCTTCCTCTCGTTTCGCGGGCTGCTTCTATGTTCCGGTAGCTCAACTGGTAGAGCAGCAGCCTATTGAAGCAGCAAGTAGTTGGTTCAAATCCATCCCGGAACACCATATGGCGCATGGACTAGACAACCCGCAAGGCCGCACGTGCAACCTCCCGTGCAGAGAAAAGGCCTTAGAATCCTTGCCAAGGTGTAGCTTTCCTGACAGGATGTGCGCCAACCAACAGCCACGGCGGCGAACCGGAGCTGTTTTTATATGGCCGCCTGAGCGCAGTTTGGAGCGCGGCGCGTGTGTGTAGGCACGGCTGGTTCGATTCCGATTCAAGATCCAGCGGCGCACACAATAAAATCAAACCCGGCGGGTGTCCACAGTGGGCCCCTTGGAAAGGAGTCCAAACCATGCTTGAATTTTTCGGCAAACTGTTTTGGTCTATTGCAAAAAACTGCGTGCTTGCACCTGTGTTCCGGGAAATTTTTCAAATAGCATTCAAAAGTAATTTTGTGTGCATCGTCTGGAGTATCGGTTTTCAGGCGAGTCACACAAAGCGTGAGCCGAGGGCAGAGATCGGAGGGCGCGGCTGTATGCAAGGGGCGCGGCCTGTTATCCGCGCAGATTAGCAAAAGATGCTGATACAATTTATTCAGAAAATATTTTTACCCGCCTGTTATGAATGATGTGCACCGTGCATTGCAGGCGGGCATTCTTTTACGCTGCGTTAGCTCAACCGGCAGAGCATCCGGCTCATAACCGGGGAGTTGCAGGTTTGATTCCTGCACGCGGCATGATATATTCCCGTAGTTCAAGTGATGGAACAGCGGTCTCCAAAACCGCAGGCTGCAGGTTTGAGCCCTGCCGGGAATGCCATTTGCGTACCCTGTGAGGGGGCTGCGCAGATAGCGGGGCATCTGGCCGCGAAAGTTCCGGATGCAGCGGCGCTCCACCGTTTACGTTGTCCGAGAACTGAATGTATACCGGGAGCGCTGCTTATTTTGATATTTTGCCGTCCAAAAAGGGTGGCGTTTCTTTTAAGTGATTTTTTGAGAGGTGGTGGCGGTGAGTGCGAAGCGGCTGACAGACAGACAAAAAAAGAAGATCGTTGCTGACTATGTGCAGCTGCAGAGTTACGCCAGAGCCGCCAAACTAAACGACGTGGCAGAAAGCACCGTGCGGAAAATCGTGAAAGATAATCCCAAGTGTGCGGATTTGTGCGCCTTAAAAAAAGAACAGAACACGCAGGACATGCTTTCCTACTTAGGCAGTAAGCGCGGGGAAGCACAGGATCTTCTCGGGCTGTACCTTCAGGCGATGGCAGACCCGGACAAGATCGCAGAGGCAACGCTGCCGCAGCTGTCCACGGCGTTTGGAACCATAGTGGACAAGTTTGCTATGCTGGGAGACCAGAGCAACATAGAAGCCCCGGACGATGGCCTGCTTGAGGCTCTGAGCGTTGCCGCAGACATCAGCCCGCCGGATGACGTGGAGATGCTGCCGGAGGAAGAGGACGACAATGCGGAAAAGTAACGGTTTTCGCTGGAAAGCCCTCAGCCAGCGGCAAAAGCAGGTCTTGAGCTGGTGGGCGCCGCAGAGCGCATACAGCGGTTACAACGGCATTATTGCAGATGGCGCTATCCGATCGGGCAAGACCTTTGCCATGAGCTTTTCTTTTGTCCAGTGGGCTATGGCCTGCTACAGCGGCCAGCAGTTTGCCATGTGCGGAAAGACCATCGCCAGCTTCCGGCGCAACGTGCTGGGCACACTCAAGCAGCAGCTTGCAGCCCGTGGCTACAACGTCAAGGAGCATCGGGCAGAAAACTGCATGACCGTCAGCAAGGGCGGCAGAACCAACGAGTTTTACTTTTTCGGCGGCAAGGACGAGAGCAGCCAGGACCTGATCCAAGGCATCACCCTTGCCGGGGCATTCTTCGATGAGGTGGCTCTGATGCCGCAGAGCTTCGTCAATCAGGCCACAGCCCGTTGCTCTGTCACCGGGTCAAAGTTCTGGTTCAACTGCAACCCGGGCAGCCCGCAGCATTGGTTTTATCTCGAGTGGGTGCGGAAATGCCGTTCCCGCAAGATGATGTATCTCCATTTCACGATGGATGATAACCTGTCACTTTCCGAGGACATCAAGGCCAGATACCGCAGCCAGTACAGCGGCGTTTTCTATCAGCGCTACATTCTGGGACTGTGGACGGTGGCTGAGGGCCTTGTATATGATATGTTCGACCGCAAGAAGCACGTCATTGACGTACTGCCGGAGCTTTCGCCAAAGAGCGCCTATGTGGCGTGCGACTTTGGCACCCAGAACGCAACGGTTTTTCTGCTGTTCCAGAAGCAGGCGGATGCAGACTGCTGGATCGTCACCCGGGAGTACTACTACAGCGGCCGCGAACAGAAGCGGCAAAAGACCGTGGGCGAGTACGTCACGGACCTCAAGACGTGGCTGAACGGGATCAAACCGGAAAGGGTCATCGTTGACCCCTCTGCCCTGCCCCTGATTACAGAGCTGCGCAAGAACGGCTTTACCCAGACACCCGCAAATAACGACGTCCTGAGCGGCATTCTGGACGTGCAGACCATGCTGCAGACCGGGCGGCTGAAGATCTACAAAGACTGCAAGCACACGCTGGAAGAGTTCGGCGTGTACGCTTGGGATCCAGACAAAGACGACACCGTGCTGAAGGTCAACGACCACTGCATGGACGCTATCCGCTATTTCGTGCGCACAAAGCGCCTTGTAAAACTGAGGGATTGATTTTGAGCACTGTATATACATTCCAGACCTTTCAACAGGCGCAATCCGCCGGGGAACAGCCTGATTTCATCCGGCGGTTCGTGCAGCAGCACTGCGCTTCCGGGCCTTACAAGATGGCTCTGGACGCCGACCTGTACGATGCCCAGAAAAACCCGGGAGCTGAACGCTTCGCACAGACTTACGCTTTGATGCTGAAACGCCTGTCCAAAAACACCAAGCCGGACACCCCACACCCGGATATGGTTAAGAGCAATCTTTTCCGGCGGCTCAACAAACAGCGGGCAACCTACTCCCTCGGAAACGGCGTAGTCTTTGCGGACGATGGCGTGGACAAGGAAAGTCTGGGGCAGAGCTTCGATGAGCAGATTCAGAAGGCCGGATATTTCGCCCTGATCCACGGTGAGAGCTTCGGATTCTGGAACAACGACCATCTGGTGATTTTCAAGCTGACCGAGTTTGCGCCGCTTTACGATGAAAAAACAGGCCTTTTGCAGGCAGGCGTGCGCTTCTGGCGGCTGAACCCGGACACGGATATGCACTACATCCTGTATGAGCTGGACGGCTTCACTGAGTACACAGAAAGCAAAATCGGCAATGTGATGCAGGAGACAACGCCGAAGCAGGCATACAAGAGCGTGATCACCACAACACCCGGCGGCGGGCTGGAAAGCGTAGAGGGCGAAAACTACAGTGCTCTTCCCATTGTGCCGCTGTGGGGCTCAGACCTGCACCAGAGCACCCTTGTGGGGCTGAAAGCCTACATTGACAACACCGATCTGGTGATGTCCGGCTTCTGCAATGACCTACAGGACTGCGCGCAGATTTACTGGCTTTGCGAGAACTTCAACGGAATGACCGATGATGAACTCGTGGAGTACCTCACCAAGCTGAATCTGTACCACATTGCAGGTGCAGACACCAGCGAGGGCGGAAAAATCACCCCCTACACCACCGAGATTCCTGTGACGGCCCGGCAGGCTCTGTTGGAGCTGCTCCACACCCGGGTGTATGAGGACTTCGGCGGTCTGGATGTGCACTGTGTCAGCGCGGACAGCACCAACGACCATCTGGATGCAGCCTATGAACCGCTGAACCAGAACGCAGACGACTTCGAGGCGCAGGTCAAGCCGTTCATCCGGCAGATCTGCGCACTGGCTGGCTTTGACAACGCTATGCCGACATTCAACCGCAGCAAGATCACAAACACAGCTGAACAGGTCGCAACGGTGATTTCTGAGGCGCCGATCATCGGGCAGGACGTGGCCATTGACCTGCTGCCCAACCTGACCCCGGAGCAAAAGGAACAGGCCAAGGCCGCGCTGATGGCAGAGAGCGCAACGCGGGAGACCACAGACGAGGACGAGGAAGAGGAGGACAACGAGGATGAAAACTCATAACGGAATGAAAATATTTGTCTATATTTTCTTTGGCGTGTGCGTTGCGCTTATCATTGGAAGCGCAATTTTGGACGCCGTTTTATCTGTTTACTACGTCAAAGGCGTTTTTAGCGCAGATATGCCTGAATGGGCTAAATGGGCGCTTGTGACTATTGCAGCGTCATGAAACAAACTGACCTTGACCGCATCTCCACCCGGCAGCTGAACAGACTGCGCCGCCGCATTTTGCGGGTCTATGGAACCGCCCGCCGGGAAATGACCGAGCAGCTGACCGAGTTTCTGGAGCATTACCAGAAGTTGGACGCATACAAGCGGGCGCAGCTGGAAGCCGGGAAGATCACCGAGAGCGACTACCGCACATGGCTGCGCAATCAGGTGTTTCAGTCCAAGATGATGCACCAGAAGCTGGACAACATCACCCAGACGTGCACCACAGCCCAGCAGACGGCGTACAAGCTGGCGCGGGATGAACAGTACGATATCTTTGCCCTTGGCGCAAACTGGGCGTTCTACGAGCTGGAACAGGCCGCAGGCGTGGCGTTCAACCTGACCTTGTACAACACCGAAGCGGTCAAGCGGCTGCTGCTGGAGAACCCCAAGCTTGTACCCAACAAGCGCATCAAGAGCGAAAGCAACCGCACCTATGATGCGCGTGTGTTCAACCGGTACGTAACAAAAGGCATCATACAGGGCAAAAGCGTCCATGACATTGCGGTGCAGGCTGTGCAGGGCATGGCAGACACCGAGGTGCACTGGGCGATGAACAACGCCATCACAGCTCTTACAGGCGCACAGAACGCAGGGACGATGCAGCAGCTGCGCAACGCCCAAGCCCTTGGCATTGAGGTGCAGAAGCGCTGGAACAGCACGTTGGACTACCACACCCGCGAGATGCACCGGCTACTGGATCAGGAGACCGCCGATCTTGACGAGCCTTTCAAGGTGCAGGGCTACGAGATCCAGTACCCCGGAGACCCCAACGCAGCTCCGGAAATGGTTTATCACTGCCGCTGTAAGGTGACCGGGGCGCTTGTGAAGTACCCACGGCAGAACGCTATGCGGCGGGACAACACGACAAAAGAGGTCACATCTGACCTGACCTATACCGAGTGGTACAAGTCAAAGGGCGGCACGGAAGCCGAACAGATGTGGCGGGCGGAAGAGCGAAAACGCAGAAAGGAGAGTGTCAAGAATGAGTAAACGAGGCTCTGGAAGTTCGACGAGGGCAAAATCTGGCGGAGGCGGTGGTGCTGGCGCAAAAGAAAAAGATCTTTTTACTGTTGGAAAAGATGGAGTGCGGACTTATGACGATTCAGAAAGAGAGCCGGGTAAAGATTGGATGCTTTCCAAACACAGTGCCGAAGCCATAAAAGCGTTCAGAAACCTAAGCGATGTTCATTGCGAATGGAATAAAGGATTTGACGTCCTTGAGGGCGATAAACGGCCTGTAGGCATGAAACGAAGTCAGCAATGGGATTACCTGAAAAACCACAACATCAATTCTTTTATTCTCCGAGTTCCAGAGGGACAGACAAAAAGAGCCCTAAAACAGATGGAAGACTACGGGTATCATGTTGTTGCAAAATTGGCATCGAATTCAAAAGATAAGCGAATTTTTGATGATAACGAGTTTTATATGTCCAAAAAGAAAATGCAGCGGCTTGGATTGGATTTCAAAGTGGAAACCTACTGGAAAAAAGGATGGAAAGGCTAAAGGCTTGGAGGGATGAACCGTGATTCTGCCGATGGAAAACACCGAGAAAATGATTTTTCCGGGCGTGGGCAAGTATGGCATCCCTGAAATCAAGCCAGAAACTGACATCCGCATTGACAAGCTGGAATGGATTCCGGTCAATTATGCGCTGACCGCCAAAGACAAGGCCACAAAAGGCGTGCATTTTTACAAGGACGATTACCAGTTTGAACGGTTCTGGAACAACCCAGACAAATACATTCCCCTTTTGCAGCAGTTCGGCGCGGTGTGTTCGCCGGATTTTTCTTTGTACAGTGATATGCCGCTTGCGGTGCAGCTTTTTATGCATTATAAAAAGCACTGGCTGGCTGCATACTGGCAGGCGCACGGCATTCACGTTATCCCAACGCTTTGCTGGTGTGGAGAGCAAAGCTATGACTGGTGCTTTGATGGCGAGCCCAGAAACGCTATTGTGAGCATTTCGAGCCACGGCACACAGTCTGACCCATACGAAGCAGAATGCTTTGCCAAGCACTGCCGTAAGGCGCTAGAAGTGCTGCAACCAAGCAGCATTTTGTGGTATGGCAAGTGCCCGGCTGAATTTGACTGGAACGTGACCAAAATCAAGCCATTTCAATACGAAAGGAGGCATTACCGTGAGTAAACGAGGTTCTGGCAGTTCCGCGAGAGCGGGTGGCGGAAAATTTAATGTAGAACAAATGAATCTTTCTGGCTCAGAGAAGCAAGTTGCATGGGCAAAAGATATTGTAAAAGAAGCATTTCGAAATCTTGACGATCAGATAAAACAGTGAGAAAAAGCGATGGATGACGACATTGCTGATATTGCAAAACGAAATGGTATAACAAAAGCGGCAGTCAGAAAAGCAAACTTTTCAAATCCCAATAGTGCTCCATCGCAAGACAAATTGTGGATTGATACAGCAAAAGAATACAAAACTAAAAATATGGAAAATTTCAAAAATTTACCATCCAACTTTCCGGCAAGCAAAATTATTGATGCACGTCAAGGAATGACAGCGGATGCGATGATTAATGCCGTCAATATATTGGTGAGACAGAAGAAAAATAAACGATAAACAATGAAATTTAACTACAACATCAAAGTCACCGACAACACCCCGCAGCTGCATGAAGCTCTGGAAGCGTGGGTGGAGCGTGTGCTGACCATATGGGGCATGAAAGTGCAAGACTATTCACAGCTGCTTGTGCCCACAGGAACGGCAGACAGCACCGGCATAGAGGGCTATGTGGGCGGTGCTCTGAAAGCGTCCCTTACCTACGTTGTATCAGCGGCGCAAAAGACCGTGACCATCGGCTCAAACCTGTTTTACAGCGTCTATGTGGAACTGGGCACCGGTATTTTTGCCGAGAAGGGCAACGGACGCAAAACGCCGTGGGTCTGGCAGGACTTCAACGGCAAATGGCACTTTACCCGGGGCATGGCTCCCCGCCCCTTCCTGCGCCCGGCGGTAGAAGATCATATCAAAGAACTGCAAGAGATTGCAGTAGAGGAAGGAAACAAGGAGGAATAAGTATGGATAACAACGTTTATACCGCTCGAATTGAATGTAGTTGTACAGTTTAAGATTTCAAAAAATTTCAAGAGTTAGTTCAAGAGATGATGGGGAGAAACAGTTTTCAGGGTGTTGACCTTTCTCCATATTATCAGCAGGAGATAAAAGAACGGATTCTTTTGGTTGAAATGCAGAAAGCAAGAGAACATCTTCAGGCACTTTGCGATAATGCATACGGAAAAGGGAATCGCATTATCATGGTATCGTCCCAAAAGTCAATTTAATACTCAGCGGTTGGCGCACAGCATCAGCCGATTTTTTATGCCGTTTTCGCACAACTGGCAGTGCTCCCGGCTCATAACCGGGTAAGTTGCAGGTTCGACCCCTGCAAGCGGCACCACACCGGCAGCACGTCCGGCAAATTAAACCTTATTGCCAAGCATGGCAGCCCAAGCAAGGGCAGAAAGGACGAACACACATGGCACTCAAAAGAGCAGATATCCGCAAGATTCTGGAAAACGCCGAAACCTCCAACGATGACAAGGCAAAAGCCATTCTGGACGCCTTGCACGAGGAGACCGATGCCCTCCGGGACGAGCTGGATACCGAGAAAAACGCCCGCGTTGCAGCGGAAAAGGAACGGGACGCAGCCAACAGCGGTAAGCAGACCGCAGAACAGGCGCTGACCGACTACAAGACCCAGCAGACCGCCAAGGAATCCAGAGCCGCAAAGGAATCCAAGTTCCGGGAGCAGCTCAAGGCCGCAGGTGTGCTGGAAAAGTACTTTGACCGCATCGTGCGCCTGTCCGGCGAGGACATCGACAAGATGGAAATGGACAGCAAGGGCAACGTGAAGAACGCGGACAAGCTGGCTGAGAGCCTGAAAACCGATTGGAGCGATTATGTGGGCAGCACCTCCACCAAGGGCGCACCGGTGGACAACCCGCCCGTGAACACCGGCTCCAAAATGACCAAAGACCAGATTTTTGCAATCAAGGACGCTGGCGAGCGTCAGGCCGCGATTGCAGCAAATGCCGACCTGTTTACAGGCGGCGGGAAGGAATAATCTATGGCAGCAAAAGAAAATCTGATTACCACCACCGAGATCACCGTCAACCCCCGCGAGATCGACTTCGTGACCCGCTTTCAGCGCAACTGGGATCATCTGCGGGAGATCATGGGCATCATGCGTCCCATCCGTATGCAGCCCGGCACTGTGCTGAAGAGCAAGTACGCACAGGGCACCCTGCAGAGCGGCACCGTGGCAGAGGGCGAGGAGATCCCCTATAGCCAGTACACCGTCAAAGAGAAGGACTACGGCAAGATCACCATCGAGAAGTACGCCAAGGCCGTCTCCCTTGAGGCCATCCAGAATTACGGCTACGAGGTTGCCGTGCAGAAGACCGATGATGAGTTTCTGTACGACCTGACCGCAAAGGTGACCGACAAGTTCTACAAGTACCTGAACACCGGCAGCCTGAAGGGCACCCCCAAGACCTTCCAGATGGCGCTGGCGATGGCAAAGGGCAGCGTGGAGAACAAGTTCAAGAACATGCACCGCACTGTCACCGGCGTGGTGGGCTTTGCAAACGTTCTGGATGTGGCCGAGTATCTGGGCACCGCAAACATCACCATCCAGAACCAGTACGGCTTCCAGTACATCAAGGACTTCATGGGCTACAACACTATCTTCCTGCTGTCCGACGGCGAGATCGCAAAGGGCAAGGTCATTGCCACCCCCGTGGACAACATCGTGATGTACTATGTTGACCCCTCCGACAGCGACTACGCAAAGGCCGGTCTAGTGTACACCACCGCAGGCGAGGCAAGCAACCTGATCGGCTTCCATACGCAGGGTAACTACACCACTGCCGTGTCCGAAAGCTTTGCCATCACCGGCGTGACCCTGTTTGCCGAGTATCTGGACGGCATCTCTGTCCAGACCATTACCCCGGGCGAATCGGTCTGACCTGCAAGGAGGTGACCCCGCGTGACTGTGCCAGAGCTGTGCGTGTACACGCACAATTTTTTTGACCGGTACGATGCACCGTTTACAGGGCGGTTCATCATTGGCACGGACTATATCTGGGATGCGATCAACTTCAACACGGACGTGCTTGCAGAGGATCCCGAAAACATCCTGTCCGGGCTTGCGCCGCACCAGTTCTACAAAATAGAGGGCTCTATCTTCAATGACGGAGTACATCAGGTGGGCGAGCCTCTGACCCCCGAAACCTTCACCGGCACGGTACAGCCTATGCGGGTTCCCAACGTGTTTGTGGAGCTTGCCAAGAAGATCACCGACTACGATGCAGCCACCCCCGGAGGTGGGCGCTATGTTTCCCAGTCCTTCAACGGCTGGTCCGGCACCATGGCCACCGGCACGGACGGCTTGCCCGCAGACGGCTGCACTCGCTACCGCCGAGAGATCAATCAATGGAGGAAACTGTAATGCCTGTAAACGATTTCACAAAGTTCACCGTGATGGAGAATTTCACAAAAAAGTTCTGTTTCATGGAAAAAAAGCTGGTTTCGGATGGGCTTTTTGGCTCTACCACCACATGGGAGGACGGCATGGAGTTCCTTGCTGTAGAACGCCATGACCAGACCATTGAAGCACAGCAGGCAGAGCAGCAGGGCACGGCATCCACCTACTCCCTCTATGTGGATAAGGGCATCAAGCTGTCCCCCTTCGACCGCATCAAGCGGCTGGAGGATGGGCAGACCTATGAGGTGACCACCGCGAGCAGCGACAAGATTTCTCCCGCCGAAAGCCAGATGAATCTTGCCGTTGTGCAGTGCAAAAAGGTGGTGCTTTCCTGATGGGCGCAGCAGAAGCCATTACCACGGCGCTGAACAGCTATTTTACGCTGTTCAAGATTCCGGTATACCCGGAGGATTTTGTGCCGCAGGGCACTTCCCTGCCCTATATCACGGTGTTGCCTGTCATTCCAAAGGGGTTTGACGAGAGCAGCAACTTCCACGCACGGCTGTGGTATCCGGTGGACGGCGGCAAGCTGCCCATCATCCGCAAAACAGATGAGATGCGCGCTGCCCTCGGGGATGGGCTTACCATCGAGTGCGAGGGCGGCGCAATTCTTTTATGCGCAGGCAATCCGTGGGCGCAGTCTATGGACAACCCCCCGGAAAAATACCTGTGCACATACCTTACTTTTGACGTCACATCCTTTGTGGTGTGAGAAAGGATAACGCATGAACAAAATGTATCACGCCATTTCGCCGGATGCTTTCAAAAAGCTTCAGTTTCAGGCCGGCGCGCTGCTCAAGAAGTTCGACCCGGAGGGCACTACCCCCATTACAGCGGAGGATATGATCTGCCTGACTTCCGGCGGCATCACCGTCAGCTGCAAGCCCAACACCATTGATCTGGGCGAGGATCTGGACGAAGTGCCCGAGAACACCTATCAGTTGAAGCACATCACCAGTTGGGATTGTGGCCTGTCTACCACCTGCATGACCGTGAGCGCCGACACCATCAAGCTGGAGTTGGGCGCTGCAGACGTGGAAACGGAAACCAACAAGATCACCGTTCGTGAGGATTACAAGGACACGGACTTTCAGGATGTATGGTGGCACGGCAATTTGATCGGCGGCGGCTATGCTGCTGTCAAGCTGATGAAGGCCGTGAGCGATGGCGGCCTTGAACTGAAAACCACCAAGGACGGCAAGGGCAACATCAACCTGAGCCTGAAGGGTCACTACGACATGACCGACACCAGCAAGGTGCCTATGGAGTTCTACGTCAAGGAGGCAGAGTAATGATCCTTACCATCAATCTTGACCCCGTGGAAGCCCTGCCCAAGCTGTATGACGCGGTGGACGGCATCACCCGCATGATCATGGACGCAAAGGACAACGTGGACAACCCGGAGACCAAAGCTGCCCGGGAGACCATCGTTGCCAACGCCATGAAGCTGCTGGGAGCAGAGCCTGACGAAACCGCAGAGGGCAAGAAGAAGCTGACCCCGCGCGAGTTTGCGCTGGCTGCGCTGGACTTTATCAAGCCCCTGATGAAGCTTGACCCGCAGCGCACCATGAACGCCCTGCACCAGCTGTACACGCTGGAAAAGGGCGAGAAAGACACCCTGCCCAAGGCATTCACCGCGCTTACCAAGTCCGTGATGCAGGAGGATATGCAGGATTTTTTGTCATCGCTGGCCGACTTGAACGGCCTGAGTTTTGGCACTACGTCTGCCGCGCCGACCTCCAGCATCTCCGCGCCTACGGAATAAAGTATTTCGTCTGGTTCGTCATCAGCGAGATGCGCGAACGCCACCGCACAAAAGCATACCAGCTGTACACGGCTGATATGCTTTTTCTTTGTGCCGTATCGCTGGGGCAGCAGGTGGAACAGTCCTTCAGCGAGATCATGGCAGAGTACGACAAGCCGCTATCCCAGCGCCGCCACGAGACCACGCTGGAAGAAGCGCAGGCGTGTTGGGAAAAGACGCTTGCAGACAGTAAAAAAGCCGCAGAGCAGAACGGAGGTGGTGAGACCTGAACATTTTCAATTTGATGGCCACTTTGGGGCTTGATACCTCCGAGTATGAGCAGGGCATCGAGCAGGCTAGAAAAGAGACGCAAAGCGCCGCAAACTCGCTGAACCGCAGCGCAAACACCGCCGGGAGCGGCGTTTCAGGCATGGCAAGCCAGTTTGCAGCAGCCAGCGCAAAAGCGACTGTCCTTGCAAATATGCTTACCTCGCTTGGGACAAAAGCGGTAGGCCTTGCAAAGGGCTTTGTGGAGATGGGCATTTCATACAATGCCCAGATAGAAAAGTACACCACCGGCTTTACCAATATGTTGGGCAGCGCACAGGCCGCGCAGGAAGCCATGAAGGCTATTCAGGAGGACGCAGCCCGCACGCCGTTTGACGTGGCATCTCTGACGCAGGCAAACCAGTTGCTCATCAGCGCAGGTGAAAATGCGGAGTATTCCCGCAAGGTCATCAATGCGTTGGGCGATGCTGTTTCTGCAACCGGCGGCGGCAACGCCGAACTATCCCGCATGGCTGCAAACCTGCAGCAGATCGCCAATGTGGGCAAAGCGTCCGCAATCGACATCAAGCAGTTTGCCTATGCGGGCATCAATATTTATCAGGTCTTGGCAGACTACACTGGCAAATCGGTGCAGGAAGTCCAGAACATGACCATCAGCTACGACCTTCTTTCGCAGGCGCTCATAGCCGCAAGCGATGAGGGCGGGCGTTACTATAACGCCATGGACACCCAGAGCCAGACCATGAACGGGCGTATATCCACCCTGAAGGATAACGTCAGCCAGCTGGCCGGGCTTATGACCGGCGATCTTTCCTCCGGCATCGGCGTTGTGATAGGCCACCTAAACGACATGGTTGTCGCAGCACAGGAAGCCTACAAGGAGGACGGCTGGAAGGGTCTCGGAAACGCAATCCTTGAACTGGATAATCCAATCAGTGCCATCATCAAAAAGTTTGGGCAGCTTGGCAGCGCGGCTGTTAGTGCACTGGATAAGGCAAGCTACTATCTGAACAAGGCACTGGGCAAAAACGCTTATTCTGGTTACGACAGCTACGAGGACTACAGGTCGGACAAGCAAAAGCAAAGCAACCGAAATCGGCTGCGGCAAAATGCTCTTTCCGGCAAAAGCGTAAGCAACAAAAGCTGGTCTGAGCGCCAAGCAGAAGCAGCGGCCGCGAGCGGCGGCAGTTCCATCGTAACAAGCCCTTCCAGTTCCTCCGGCAAGAGCACCGGCGCAAAATCCAATACTGAAACCGTCATAGCGTCCGTGACACACACCGCAACCACCACCGCACAGAACGCGCTTGGCGCTGTGACTACAAGCGTTGAGACCCTGCAGGAGAAGGTCAAGGACGCAGCTGGCAAAATCAAAGACCGCGTGACCGAGACCACCACCGAGACCGGTAAAGAGATGGTTAACGGCGTTGCTACCACCTATACACTTGTGACCAAGAAAGTTACGGACGCGAACGGCAAGATAAGCACCACGACCAAGAAGGTCTACGCCGATATGTCCAAGACCCTGCTTGGCACCCTGACCACCATTGCAGAAAAGACCTTCAACGGCATCACCACCACCACGCAGCAGGCCGTGGAAACCTACGCGGACGGCAGCCAGCACATCAAGACAACCTCCACCGAGACCGGCGAGCGCATTGTGGACGGCGTTCGGCAGACCTACACCAAGGTCATCAGCTACATTGACGGCGTGCAGGACAAGGTGACAGAGACCGCGCAGAACATCGACAAGAGCATCAAGGCAACCCAAAAGCGCATTGAAGAGAATCTGAGCAAGGCGCAGCAGCAGTTCAACAGTGGCATCTTCAAGCTTGGCAAGAATCTGTACACCGACCTGAAAAATCAGGACTGGGCATCGCTTTGGATGGATATCGTCAATGTAATGTGGGGCGAGGTGTCACAGGAGCAGCGCGAAGTCCTGTCCGACTGGGCAAACAAGGCGCTGGAAGCCATCAACGAGGCGTATTCCGGCGGCGGTCTGAGCGAGGCGTTCAACGCTTTTAAGCAGATCATGTCCAACGGCATCAAAGCAGATGCAAACGGTGTTACAACGGACGTTAAGGGCTTGAGCAATGTATTTCAGGAGCTGGGCATCAACGTTTCCGACGTTGGCAGCAAGATCATGGGCGTGCTGGGCACCATGGGTACCGGCATGGGCACCTTTGTCTCCAACGCAGGCACTGGTATTGCAAAACTTGCCGGGAGCATGGGCAGTCTGGGCACGATCGCAAAGGGCGCAGGCGGGCTGATCGCAAAGATTGGCGGTCTGATCATCTCGAACCCGGAGGTTGCCGCAATCATCGCCATTGTGGCGGGCGTGGTGGCGCTGGGCGCTGCACTGTTTGCAAAGTTTGGCAAGAGCAGCGGCGGCGGGCAGGCTGTAAGCCACTACGAAAGCCCCTTTGCCGGGCATGACGTGTACGACAGCCTGACCGAGTTTTCAACCCGGGCAGCCATGCAGCACCGCTACATAGAAAAGACCACCGGCACGGATGCACAGCTGGGCATTTTGCAGCAGATCCGCGATATGCTGGACGAGCATCTGCCGGACATCGGCACCGGACAGCTTGTCATGGACGGCGAAAAGGTTGCCGATATGCTCACACCGCGCCTTGCGACCAACATGGATACCAGCATGGGCGTGTATACCCTGCGGGCAGAAAGGGGTGTTTAAATGGCAATCCACAGCGCAAAGCTGGGCAATTACAACACCCTTGCAACGTGGGGGCTGTACATGAAGGTGGGCAGCCCGAACATCGGCGAGCCTGAACCGGACGAGACCCTTGTGCAGATACCCGGATCTGACACGCTGCTCAACCTTACTACCTCGCTGGACGGCAAGGCGCACTACAAAAAACGCACTATTACCATGGAACTGCTTTGCACCGCACCGAAAAAGCTGTGGAAGGTACTGCAAAGCCGTCTGCACAATGCCCTTGAGGGCAAGTGGCTGCAATGCGTGTTTGACGATGATCCATCGTGGTACTGGGAGGGGCTGTGGCACGTCAAGTTCGTGCCGGGGCGGCTCTCCGCTACGGTCACCATCACCGGCAGCTGCAATCCGTACAAGTACAACGTTTACGACGGCACACAGGATATCCGGTGGGACGACATCAACTTTGAAACGGACATCCTGCGGGACTACCGCAGCATTGCGCTGCCAGCCGATACGCCGGTGGATGTGGTCATCTACGGCGCACCGCACACCGCGGCTGTCTATTTCCAGCGCGGCGAAAGCGAGGCAAATGTGTCGTTGCAGGTCAACAAGGCCTATGCGGGCAGCCTTGCCAAAACGACCGAATGGCAGTATCTGGAGGGGCTGGATATCCCGGATGGTGAAACCGTCACCATGACCTTTACCGCTACTGCTGCAAGCAGCATCACCATCAAGTATCTGGGGGCAAGCCTATGAGTTACAAGATCTATGCCGGCACGCAGAACGGCGTGGACAGCTGGGAAAACCGGGTCTGTATCTATGCGCCCGGCTCTGCGTTGGAGACCACGAAGCTGATCAGCCCCACCCTGACCCGGGAATTTGGAAAGGCCGGAAATCTGGAATTTACCATCCCGCTGGGCAACGTGGCGCACAGCGCGCTGCAAAAGCTGAAAACGGTGGTGTCCGTGGAGCAGGACGGCAAGGAGATCTGGCAAGGCAGGGTCATGAGCCATGAGCAGGATTTTCTGCTGCGGCAGAAGGTGTACTGTGAGGGCGAGCTTGCCTACCTCAACGACACCGATGTACCACCCTACACCGCCAAGGATGTGACCATCCTGCAGTTTCTGGACTTTCTCTGCAAGAATCACACCAGCCTGACCGACAGCTATAAAAGCTTCCGCATCGGAAACGTCACGGTGGAGGAGCAAAAGCGGTATGTTCCGGTAGCCGAAAAGTGCTATCTGAAGCTGGACTATGCCGCCAGCAGCCCGGACGAGCAGGGCGACTATTACCAGACATGGGGTCTGTACTCCCAAAACGGGAACCGACTTGAAGAGGGGTTTTCCTACATTTTCTCCGACTATGAGGACGTGCAGACCCCACCAGCACAAAACTGGCCGCTGAACGAGATCGTAACCGGAAAGGAGTACCTTGCCTGGCGCACGGGAGACAACCAGTTTACCCTCCGCCGGAACGCGATCTCTCAGGGCAGCAAGACCTACGATTCAGATCAGACCATTGTTACCCCGTCCATCACTACGCCAATAGAAACCTATAAGTTCGACAGTACCATTAAAGTGGCCAAAAAGAACACCGAATCCACAACGTACAGCATCAAAACGGAAAAAGACGGCACGGTCAACGTGTACGTCAACGGGGAAAAGTCCGCAGACTACACCCCGCAGCTTGTGGAGGAGTTGCACGAGTTCGGCGACGGTAAGAACTACGGAAAAACGTGGGACATCCTGCAAAGCGAGCTTGTGGACGTGTACGGCGGCTATCTGGCAACCCGGCACGAAACGATTCATTATCCCCCCTTGTTCCCCGGTCTGAACAAGAGAGCACGCTATCTGGACTATGTACAGGACGCGACAGAACGCAACGTGCAGGGCATCACCTTCGGCACAAACCTGCTTGACCTGACCAGCTACGTCAAGGCCGAGGACATCGTCACCCAGGTAATCGCCATCGGCAAGAAAAAAAGCGGCTGGTTTTTGTGGGAGACCACCAACACCCTGACCGCCACTGCCAACGATACGACCGCGCAACAGCTGTACGGCCTTATCACCCGGTATCTGGTGCTGGACGGCACGGCCAACACACAGCAGTCCCTGCAGGACGAGGCAGACATGGAGCTTGGCAAGCACTTACGCCTTGCAGATGGCATCACGGTGAAAGCCGTAGACCTGAAGGACGCGGGCGTGGACGTGGACAGGATCGCTTTCGGAAAGCTGACGCACATTATTTCCACGCCCCATGGCATTGATGTGTGGATCAACTGCAACAAACTTGTGGAGCCGCTGGATAAGCCCGCAAAAAAGGAGTTTACCTTCGGCAAAAAGTTTTCCAGCATATCCGACCTGCAGGCGCTCAGCGCCCGCAAAGCAACCACCGCGTATGACCTGAGCCGCACGCTCAAGGAGTACGCATCTTATGTGCAATCTTATTCGCTGCAAACAATGGAGGCAGACGATGAAACCATTTAAAGAAGTAATTGACGGCATCCGCAAAGCCGTTATGGCATCCGAAGTGCGCGAGGATCTCGCCCAGATGGGCGAGTATGTGGAGCAGTTTGCAAACACGGCGGGCGAAAACATCCAAAAAGCCATCGACCCCACCCTCTCCCTCTCCGGCAAGGCGGCGGATGCAAAAGCAACTGGAGATGCGATTCAGGGCGTAAGGGATGACCTTGCATCGGAGATTTCCCGCGCGAAAACAGCGGAAAAAGCCAACGCCGACAGCATCGCGGCTGAGGTCGAGCGCGCTCAAGCCGCCGAAAGCGACTTGTCCGCTAAAATCACGGAGGAAACCAACCGGGCAAAGGCGGCTGAACAGGCGAACGCGGACGGGCTTGCCGCTGAAGCATCCCGCGCCAAGGGCGAGGAGCAGCGCCTAGACACTGCAATCACCGCCGAAACCACCCGCGCGGAACAAGCAGAGCAGGCGCTGGATACGCGCACCGCAGCCCTCGAATCCTGCGGATTTGTCGTGGTTGACGGCAAAGTCTGCATGAAATACCGCAAATCCTGAAAGGAGTAAAGCACATGGCTGAAAACGAAATTAGCACGCAGGCACCTGCCACCGAGGTGGTGGAGCCTATCTATCTGGACAAGACCGCAAAAGACAACGGCAGAAAGCTTGACCAGATGACCGCCGCCCTGCTGGGTATGTCCAGTTCGCTGGGCGTGATCGCGCGGGCACAGACCGGCGTGGTGGAGGAGATGGACTATAACGGCATCAAGGCCGTGGTGGCTGCCGGTAACGCACCGGCGGTTTTCCCCACCGGCACCCAGCTTGTCAACACCTACACCGGAAAGGACGGCAAAGCCTACGACTGCCCTTGGGATGTGGTAAAGGCGGACGATATCGCAGAGGGTGAAACCGGCACCACCGCACCCGCAATGGTGCTGCAGATGCACTATGCGTCTCTGGAGGATATCCAGTTTTCTGCATATCAGGCGTTTTACGTTGTGCCCGAGGCTGGTCTGGCGGCTGGCACCTACAACGTCAAGATGGGTCTTGACTGGGGCAGCAACGTCAAGAACGGCACCACCTACCAGTTTACCCTGACCAAGAACGCCCCCGCAGGCGCACGCCTGACCGGCTTCTACAACGCACCGGATACCGCACCTACCAGATGGAAGGTCTACGTCTACAAAGACCAGAACAAGAGCGAGCTGCTGGAAACCTGCAACGTCTCTGCTGGCAGCGCGGGCGTGAACCTCGGCACTTTCCTTGCTAAGCACAACGGCAACCTGAACGGCTTGCACCCCGTCGGCTACGGCGACAACCGTTGGTATAAGTCCGCATCCCGCCAGTACCTCAACAGCGATCAGGCTGCTGGCGCATGGTGGACTCCGCAGGACGAATGGGACATGAAGCCCGATCAGGCAGACACCGTGCCCGGCTTCCTTGCTGGTTTCTCTGATGACTTCAAGGCCGCCCTGACCCGCGTGAAGGTTGTGACCTACAGCAACAACGTCGCCGATGACGGCAGCGCTGTGGTGACCTATGACAAGATTTTCCTGCCCTCGCTGCAGGAGCTCTACTGCTCGCCGCAGGTGTCCGGTGAGGGCAACTACTGGCCGTATTGGAAGGAGCGCACCGGCGCAAAGACCCCGCAGGCTCTGTGGCAGACCTATCCGCTGCGCATCACCCGAGATCTGGCGCAGCGTACTGTGGGCCGCCTTGTGCGGCTGCGCTCTGCGCTTCGTGTCAGCGGCTACAATGCCTTCTACGTGAACTCCAGTGGCAGCGTCGGCGAATGGGGCGCGGTCAACGCGGATCGCTGCGCCCCGGCTTGCAAAATGACTACGTTAGACTAAGGAGGATACTATGGAAATTGTTCGCAACACCGGAAGCATCAAGACCCGGCAGGAAGAAGAAAACCGCGCGGCAGACCTTGCCAACGCCGTTGCAAAGGTGGAATTTCTCTGCCTTTTGGAGGGCGTGCCGGTAGAGGAACCCACCGCAGAACAGGAGGGAATGCCCCATGCGTAAGCACAGCAACGGATATTTTTTGGCAAAGAAGAACTACACTAGCGGGATGTGGAGCAAAGCCATGCTGCAAATGCTTGTAGCCCGCGACCGCCTGACCGCAGCGGAGTACGAAGAGATCACCGGAGAAAAGTATTAAGGAGCAGAGTATGAGACCTATCATGGACGTTTCCCGCTGGCAGGGGCGTATCGACTGGGGCAAGGTCAAGGCAAGCGGTCTTGTCTCCGGTGTGATGCTGCGGGCACTGGGCAACAGCGCGAAAGACGCGCCCAGCAAGCCCTACATCGACCCGACCTTTGAGCGCAACTACCGCGAGTGCCAGAGGCTGGACATCCCTTGCGGCGTGTACTACTACTGCAAGGCGGTCAACACGGCAGAGGCTGACGCAGAGCTTGCCTTGCTGCGCAAGGTGCTGACCGGTAAGACGGTGCAGCTGCCCGTTGCGGTGGACATTGAGGACAGCTATGTACAAGCACCGCTCGAAAAGCAGACCCTGACGGACATTGCCGCCCATGCGCTGGGCACGGTAGAGCGCTGGGGCTTTTACGCCATGCTGTACACCGGGCTTTACTTTGGCGAAACCAACCTGTACATGGGCGGGGCGGCGCTCAAGCCTTATGACGTGTGGCTTGCAGCCTACCGCAGCAAAAAGCCCACGCCGGAATGGAACTTCGGGCTGTGGCAGTACACCAGCAAGGGCAAGATTCCCGGCGTTGTGGACGCGATACCGGGCAAGATTTCCGGCGTGGACTTGTCTGTGCCCTACAAGGACTACGCTAAAATCATCGAAAAGAAGGGTCTGACCCGTCTTCGGGAGGGCAAATGACCGAAAAAGAAGCTTTGCTGTGGGTGCTGGGCATCTTGGGCAGCCTGTGCGCCGCTGCCATCACGATCGACAAGGTGCTGGAAATCATCCATAAGTACATCAAGAAGGCACAGGAGCCGGACAACGCGCAGAACAAGCGGCTGGATGAGCTGGACAAGCGCGTCGGCACCTTGGAACAGGGGCAGCTGCAGCATACACAAGCCCTTGCAAGAGACCTCCGGCGATTTGACGGCATTGACGAAGAAATGCGACTTATCCTCGTTGGCGTGCAGAACCTTTTGGATGCTCAACTATCCGGCAACAACCGGGAAGGTATGCAAAAAAGCAAGACCGACATTAACAATTACCTGCTGAAAGGAGTAACCAATCATGGAAGCAATCCTTAATACCATTCTCACCCCGCTGCCCTCGTGGCTGGCGCTGGTGCTCATCGTTGTGGGCGCTGTGTCGCTTGTGCTGGGGCTTATCCGTCTGGGCTACGGCGCAGCGGTCAAGACGCTGGTACTCAACCTCATTGATCAGGCCGAGAAGGAAATCCAGGGGTCCAAGCGCGGAGCAGAGCGCAAGGCGTGGTGCGTCAAAATGCTGCGCCACTATCTGGACAACAGTAAATGGGGCAAGCTGGTCAGCTGGGCAATCACCGAAGAGACCATGAGCAAGGTCATCCAGTTTTTCTTTGACCGGGCACGAGCGGCACTACAAAAGCAGTAAGGAGGATATCATGGCAAGCACTACATACCGCCATCCCGGTGGTGTCACCGAGATGTACGCCACACGAGAACAATTTTGTCACCTCACGAAAATGGTCTGCGATTTTGTTAAGGTCAACAAAATCGACCATTTTGCCGTCATTGGCAGTATGGTGCGCAACGCCGGACAGCTGCCGCAGCCTTTCTGGCTCGGTGCTCATGGCGGCGGCTCGTGTGGTGCTGCCCCCTGCGCTGCAAGGACTTGACCGACAGAGGATGATCGCCGCCATCAAAAACGCACCGCTTGGGAGGGTAGACCGTAAGATAGCCTTACTGCGGTACGTTGAGCGGCTCCCGCTGCCGGACATTGCAGCACAGACGCATTACAGCCGGACGGCGATAGGCTATCGGCTGAAAGGCATTGAAAAAATGCTGGATGTGTGATATACTATTTGTACCGTCCGAAGTAGAGTACACACACTTCGGAGAAATGTGTACAGAGAGCCAGCGGAAGAACGTTTACCCGCTGGCTTTTCTTTTTACACAAATTGTGGTACAATTATCTCAACAAATCCTCCCGGCCTCTCGAAGAAGCACAAGAGGGTGGATATTTGAAAGGCTATGGCCTTTGTAGAGAGCGGCATTGCCTGTGGGCAGTTCCGCTCTTGATTTTAGGCTTTTCCGTTTTGGTAGCATAAAACCCTCGGTGTTCCGCTTGGAGCATCGGGGGTTTTGTGTTTATATACAATTTTTCAAGCGTTCATGCGGATTTTTCCGTGTGGGCGCTTTTCTTTTACCCTTGCAACTCTTCTGCTGATACGTTGCAGGCAGCAGCAATTTTCTTGAGCGTTGCCATCCGCGTAGGCTTTCCGGCTTCTGCGTGCTGGATTGTCGCAGTAGACAACCCAGTCTTTTCCGACAATGCACGAATGGTCAGCCCTGCGCTTTCCCGCGCGGCTTTAATTTTGCCCGCGTCCACGCCGAGTGTCTTATAATCGGGCGACATATACCCGATTTGGAACACGCCCTGCTGCTGCATCGGCAATGCTTTGAGCGCAAAGCTGCTGTCAATGTCCTCGATGTCAACATCCTTCAGGACGTAGGAGCAGGCGTTGTCCAGCTCCGGGGTCATCTTGTGGAGCTTGTGCGCCAGCGTGATCTTCATCATCACGCCACGCACGGGAAATCGCGTAGCGTTGCTGAGGTCTGCCTGATTTGCATGGTCAGGGGTGCAGGCTTCGTCCAGCAAGCGATACAGCTTGCCGAGATTGCGGATAGTTGTGTTTTCCATGGTGCTTCTCCTTACGCCCGTATAGCCAGATAGCGCAGCTTGATAGTTGATTTATTTGCGGAGATCCCGGACACTCATATAGAAGCCTTCATATTGGCAGGGCTTGTTGATGATGATGCCGCACACACCGGTGTTCTCGGCATCAGTGTACCACATGGGCACGGACAAAATGCCTTGATTCATGCGCTTGTAGCATTTGAGCAGCATCTTCAGGCGGTTATGATCTTTGTCCTGTCTTGCACAGAAGATCTCGTTGATGGGGTACTTGTAATCATCGTATACGTTCATTTTTATGCCCTCCAAGTTGTTTTTTGCGTCCTCCTCTTTACACCCTTATCATATCACAAAACTACCACAAGTGATACAGGCAAAGTCAACAGACTTTGCCTTGTTTTTTTGTTCATTTTGTAGCAGTTGTAGCAGTTTACATTTGCCTTTCGTTGTGCGTTCGTTGTCTCTCCCGACGTGGCATTCTGGTACGATAAACGAAAAAGGAGGGGCGCTCATGTGGCACAAGTTCAACCCAAACCCCCTCGGCAGCAGCGTCGGAGACTGTGCAGTACGAGCCGTTGCAGCTGCCACCGGGCAAAGCTGGGAGAAGGCATACATAGGGCTTGCGATGATGGGCTACGCGTTGGGCGATATGCCAAGCGCCAACCGCACATGGGGCGCGTACCTCCAAAAGCGCGGATTTAAGCGCCGTCTTGTCGAGGCAGACTGCTCTAGCTGCTATACCGTGGAGGATTTTGCAAGGGAGTACCCGCTCGGGATCTACGTTCTGGGCTGCTCTGGCCACGTTCTGGCTGTTGTCAATGGCGAGTGGATTGATAGCTGGGACAGTGGCGCAGAGTGCCCGATTTATTACTGGTACAAGGAGGAAAACGATGCCGATTTATAACGGATACCCTCAAGTGTTTTACCCGCAACAGCCGCAGGGGCAGCTTGAACAGCTCAGGGCGGCACAGTACCAGCCCCAGCCCGTCATGATACCGACAATGCAGGGGCAGGCCGCACCGACTGACAGCGGCTTTATCTGGGTGCAAGGCGAAGCAGCGGCCCGGGGCTATTTGGTTGCCAACGGGAGCCGGGTGCTTTTACTGGATGCTGATTCCGATACCTTTTACATCAAAGAAGTTGGGCAGGACGGTAGGCCATTCCCGCTCCGCATCTACGACTACAAAGAACGCACCGGAGGCCCAAAAGCGTCGATTGCAGCCGTGCAAGCCGTAAGCGGTGAGTATGTCACCCGTAAGGAGTTCGACGCGCTGGCGGCAAAGCTGGCGGCGTTGGAGAAGCAGGAAGCACCAGAACCGGAAAAGGAGAGCTAAACGATGAGCAGCAGCTTGTATAACTCTATGGGCCGACAGACCCAGAACCCTATTGGCGGGCAGTTTCAACAGTTTATGGGCCAGATGCAGGGCAAGAACCCGCAGGAGATGATAAACCAGATGCTCACCTCCGGCCAGCTCTCACAGCAGCAGCTCAACGCCATTCAGCAGCGGGCGCAGCAGATTGCGCCAATGCTCAACGGCATGAAAAACATGTTTGGATTCTAAAATGCGGCCGCATTTAGAATAAATGTTTCAAAAAACACGAAAGGAGCAATATTATGTCTTTATCTTCCGATAGCGCAGTCCTGACCATGCCGGTGCAGCCTGCCAACAACAGCTATAACAATGGTTGTAATGGCTGGGGCGGCGACTGGATGGGTTGGATTGTCCTCTTTCTGATCTTCGGCATGTTCGGCTGGGGCGGCATGGGTGGCTTTGGCTGGGGCGGCGGTATGGGCATGGGTGGCGCATCGCCTTACATGACCAGCGCAGTGACCCAGGCAGACCTGCAGCGCGGCTTCGACAACCAGAGCGTCATGAACAAGCTGAACGGGCTGGAAAGCGGCCTGTGTGATGGTTTCTATGCAATGAACACCGGGATGCTTCAGGGCTTCAACGGCGTGCAGCAGGGCCTGAACGGTGTCACCAACGCCATGCAGCAGGGCTTCAACAGCACCAACGTTGCGCTGATGCAGGGGCAGAATGCTCTGGCTACACAGCTGGCAGACTGCTGCTGCAAGACCCAGACCGCGATCCAGGGCGTCAACTACAATCTGGCCACTCAGGAGTGCGACACCCGGAACCAGATGCAGCAGGGCTTCTGCGCAACGCAGAACACCATGAACAACAACACCCGGGACATCATCGAGAATCAGAACAGCAACACCCGCGCGGTGCTCGACTTCCTGACCAATGATAAGATCGCCACCCTGCAGAGCGAGAACAACGAGCTGCGCCGGGCTGCTTCTCAGGATCGCCAGAGCGCGTTCCTGACCACCGCGATGAACGCGCAGACCAACCAGATCATCGGGACTCTGCAGCAGAAAGCTCCCGTGCCGGCCTATCAGGTGCCCAACCCCAACGCCATTTACTATGGCTGTGGGACCGGCTGCGGCAGCTGCGCATAACTGAATCACGGCAACTGACTACAATTTGTAGCCTGTTCAGCCCCTAAGCTGATTTTGCAAACCAGAGCGCCGGGGCAGTAGTCCCGGCGTTTTTATTATGAAAGGAGCATTCAAATGACCGTAACAGACTTGAAGCAGCAGTTTGTTGACCATCTGGCCAACATGGACAAAAACAAAATGAGCATGACGGATCTGAGTTTATACAGTTCTATTTTGCATACTTTGATAGACACAGAACGACCGGACTTTTCAGCTTCCTGCATGGAAGTGCTGAAAAACATCTACGCAAGTAAAGCGGGGGTCTGTGCAGAAAAGGAGGACGCGAATAATGGCTGAATTTACCTCTACCACAATCCAGACCGTGGCAGCCGGTCAGAATCTTCCCTTGACCGAAACCGCTGTGAAGGGAACGAACTGCATCGTGCACCGCGAAGGTGCTGGCAATGTGACGCTGCGCGGGCTTACAAACCAGTGCAAGGCCGTATTCAGAGTGAGTTTTGGCGGCAACATCGCCATCCCTACCGGTGGCACTGTGGGCGCTATCTCTGTGGCGCTGGCTGTCGGCGGCGAGGCTCTCAACAGCGCAACCGCAATCGTCACCCCGGCGGCAGTCGAAAATTACTTCAACGTTTTCGTGGCCGCTTTCATCGAGGTGCCGCGCGGCTGCTGCGTGACCGTGGCGGTTAAAAACACCAGTGCGCAGGCAGTCAGCATTGCAAACAGCAATCTGACCGTCGAAAGAACCGCATAAGAAACGCATTTGATGTATTGCCGTTCGTAATCCTTTGATGTATAATTATATCAAAGGAGTTGATACGATGAAACGCAAAAATTATTCAAAATTCGATTTGACAGGGAAGCAATTTGGAAGGCTTACAGTTGTCAAAAAATCTTCTTTTGGGAGATCACAGTGGCATTGTAAATGCACCTGCGGAAATGAGATCGACATCACTTATAGTAAGCTTTTAAATGGTCAAAAATCGTGCGGATGCTTAGAAAAAGAGTGCCAACAGAAATTTGTGAAAAATCGAACTACGCATGGTTATAGCTATACACATCTTTATAGAACGTGGCAAGGGATAAAAAGACGTTGCACAAAAACAACGGACTCCAATTACAAGAGCTATGGAGCAAAAGGAATTACCATTTGTAATGAATGGGAAAATTCCTTTGAAGCGTTTAAGAGATGGGCGTTAGAAAACGGCTATATCGAAGGATTGAATAGAACGCAACAAAGTATCGATAGAATTGACGGAAGCAAAGGATACTTTCCAGAAAATTGTAGATGGTCAACAGCAAAAGAACAGGTAGACAACAGAGCAGTAACAACTTTCTATGATTACAAAGGAAAGCCAATTACAGCTTCAGAATTTGCTGATATGTACGGCATATACGATAAAAATTTCGTATATAAACGAAAAAAGGCCGGAAAATCTTTTGACGAAATATTAAACGAATGGAACATCAAACACAATACGCCCAAAAATCTACAAAAACTTTCCGATTACGCCAAAGAAGAACACATTAGCAGAAATTCCGCACTTCGGAGAATTAAGGTTGGAACTATACAAGGTGTTCGCGCCGGAAAGTATTGGTATGTGGTACGATAAAGAAAGGAGTACAACATGAGTAAGAACCTCTATGATCTGCGGGAAATGCTCTGCGAGGAGCTGGACGAGTACAACCGCGATGCCAAGAACGGCCTGAACGAGCGTGTGCTGGATACCGTACATAAGCTGACCGACACAATCAAAAATATCGACAAGATCATGATGCTGGAGGACGGCGATTACAGCCGCGCTGGTGAGTTGGAAGCTGATATGCGCGGCAACTACGGACGTACCGAAAACTATAACCGGGGCAACAGCTACGCAAACCGTGGGCGGCATTATGTGCGCGGTCACTACTCGCGCGGCGATGGTCGGGAAAAGATGATCTCTGACATCGAGGACATGATGCAGGACGCCACCGGCGCAGAGCGTGACGCATACAAGCGTGCTCTGGACATCCTGAACAATATGTGATAAGGGGGGCGGCAGGCATGGACATCGTGGAGATAAACGAGCACATCCGCAAACTGAAATGCGAAGAAACAAACTGGCAGAGCGTGGAAAAGCTTGCCGCCCTCTGCACTGTGCGAAATGAGTTGAGCGAAGCGGAAAGCCGGGACAACAGCCCCGCTCCGCAGCCTGAACCAGTCATGCAGATGGAGTATTCCACAAGACCGCAAGAACCGCAGAGCGAATTTGTAGAGGCTGCAAGCGCTGTGCCGTTCAGCGGGTTGATGGAGGTACTGGACAGGCACATGAACGCAATAAAAATTGCATACCCAAAGGAATACGAGCTTGTGATGAAAAAGATAGGCAACTTGTAA